GGTGCAGATTTAAATGATGATCGTTTTGAAATTATAATTTCAATTAATATAGAAGAGCTACTATGAAAAAATACTGATATGCCGAGTGTGCGGAGTCTGTCATGGATCTTGTCAGGCTCCGTCAGTCCTCACTGAGAACAAGAGTGCCGTCACGGGTGCTTGCATAGGCGTGACCGGAATCGTGGTCAAGCTGCACCGTCACATTACCGCTTTTTCTGATAGCCTCCTCAAAGGCTCTGGGCTCGATAGTCTCCAGCACCTTGCCTCTCGGTGTGACAACAGGTCTGCTGAGCTTGCCGGTAACGTTCACGTAACCGTCTATGTGTACCCCGTCTGCTCTTACTTCAATTCGCATTTTCTCACTTCCTTTCGTAAAATGGGTATAAAAATAGCACTTGCCGGGGACATTTATGTCCTTGGCAAATGCTTTCAAGCGTTATTAAAGTTCGATGTGAGCCAGCTCAGCACGAAGCTCCAGTATGTGAAGGTATTCGCCCATGACGTGCTGCTGCTCTTTCATCAGGCGGCCGTTGTAGTAGTCCTCCTGCTTCATTGTAACTTCAATGAGATTGGACTCAACTTCCTTCTTGTTATTGTAGGCTTTCAGCTTCTCATAACGTTCCTTGGTCTGAGCGTACTCAGCTTTCAGTCTGTCCTTCCAGTCTTCCATTCTTCTCACCTCCTTCAAATGGGTATAAGAAAACCGCCTGATCTCTCAGACGGTTTTATGTCCGAATATCTCTACCCGAACCGCTACACTTATTTTTCAACGACTTCAAAAGACTCCGGAGGATATAAATAATCTTCTCCACTGTCGTCTTTAATTCTGTACCAACCTTTTTCAACAGAAATGACATCATATATCTTTCCGTTTGTCAGAACAAGAAAACTTGTTTTTCCAGTGTACTTAACTTTCATTAATCCTCCCACCTTTTTATTTTGAATTTGTGTTTGCCAACGGTTTTTTCTTGAAACCAATGAACCTCTGCCGGTCTTTCCTCTCCATAATAGTCAATAATTCCGTGTCCTTTAGCGTGCTGCCAATTATCTGCTTTTCCGCCTATTTGCTTTTCCAATCCTTCTGCAACAGCTTTATCAAGAGCCTTTTTGCAGCCTTTTCCTGCAAATACTTCTGCATTCTGTATTTTTGTTCCTTCTGCAAATTTGAAGTATTCTCCTGTTGAAGGATCAAGAATTTCATAATTCTTTGCCTTTGCTCCAACCGACTTTCCGACCTCAATATCCTCTAATTTTATTATATCAAGTTTTTCGGATTTGTCAACCTTTTTCGCTGATTTTCCGCCGCTTTTTGAGCCTCCTCCGGACTTGCCGTCGCTTATGCTGCCGTTGAATTGTCCTTTTGCGCCTCGGATAGGGATACGTCCTCTCAGTTCGGCTCGTTCCTCCCCGGTAACAAGGTTCTTTGTCTGACCAGTGTTGGGAGTAAAGACCTCCATTGTCTCAGGATTCAGGAGCACATCCTGTAATCCGAGCTTCACGAAGTTGAAGCCCAGCGGTTCATAGTCCTCCTCACGGCGTATCTCGTCTATCTGGAGGATGTTGTTCCGGACTGCAACCTCGTAGGCTTCATACCGTTCCTTCATGCTGCCGCGGGTGAGTTCCTTGGTGTCAAACGCCCAGTAGTACCCCTCATCCTTCTCCGATTCAAGGAGCAGAACCGCATCAAGGGCAGTCTCAATCTGATTCAGCAGCGCCACAACAGCAGCTATGTACTTCCGATTGTCGTCCTCGGTAGCCCCGCCGTCGATGACCGTATGAGGAAAGCCGAACAGCTTGCATAGCTCTGTGCTGCTCGTCCGCTTGTTTTCGTTAAGCTGCATCTCAGCAGCCGTAGATGCTGCCGGCTGGAAGTCGATACCGGCATTGAGCACAACTATCTTCTGATCCCCGTTGTCGTTGGAATACATCTGCTTGTAGTTATCACGTATCTTTGTGATAGCCTCGTCGCTGATGTGCTTCTCCGATTTGAGGAAACCAGGCTGACAACCTCCCTTTGCGTTCATCTGATTCTCCAGCTTCAGGGCGTTGTAAGCGGCTGCGAAGGCTGTATTACTGTCCTCCTGGAGCGGTATATTTGTCCAGCCGTCACGGGTGCGCCGCAGCAGCTTTATGAACTGGAAGTCAAAATATGTCCGCCCTCCGATATTGATGCGGAATGTCTTGAAAACAGGATCCGCATTCGACAGTATCCCGATGCTCCTGCTGTCCACGTAGTGCAGACCTCTGACTGTGAAGCCGTCCGAATCCACGAAGATCCACGCTCCACGGCCGAGGAAGTAATCCTCGACTGCTGCTTTCCACATATCCACAGTTGAGAGTGTGTCTCCGGTCTCACCGTTGAGCAGTCTGAGTCTCGGATCGTCAGTGATCTCCGTGACCTCTTCGCCGTCTCTGCGGTAGAGTCTGACAGGCAGCTTTGCGATCTCCTCACCTATCTTGCTGATGCACGCCCCGACGGTGGGTATCTCCATTGCCTGAGCCCGTGTCACTTTGTCAGTGCTGCCGATCAGTCCCTCAAGGGTGAGGATAATTGCCTGATTCATAGGCTCAGCCCTGATCTCCTGCACCTTTTTGCGCCTCTTGAAAAGTCCTATAGTTACCGCTCCTTTCATATCACCTGGCAGATGAACTCCTCCTCTGCGTCAAGCTCGTTGACCTGAAGCAGATACAAAGCATTGATAGTGCTGACTACCATGTCCACCTTGCCGGCTGATTTCTTCTTGTTCACGTACTTATTGAGGTTCGTATCCTCAGTGCAGCGTGCATTCTCAAAGTTGATCTCAAGCATACGGTTAGCGAAGTACCGGAACGATCTCCGGAGTATGTACTCCCTCAGCAGCTTCGTAGGTCTGTGCAGGATGCTGCTGTGCTGCCTGATCTCAACACATTCCACCGGATCCGGAGCGCTCTCCAGCTTCTGCACTGTGGAAAGTGCGTTCCATCGGTCATAGCCGAGCTGCACGATCTCAACACCGTACTTTTCCGGAAGTGACAGTATAAATCTCTCAACATAGCCGTAGTCGATGACCTCCCCGCCGCAGGCGAAGCAGTCTCCCTCCCGGATAAGCCGCTGATAGTCAACGTGCTCCCGGTCTGACTTCTCCTTGATGCGGTCAGCCGGTATGAATCCCCACACCTTGCTGCAGATGATGTCCTCTTCCGGCAGATATGTCACCATTGCAGCTGAGGTATTATCATCCGACAGTGAGAGATCGAGTCCGAGATATACCCGGCGTCCCTTCCAGAACTCCGGATCATCGGGAGCGGCGCACAGCTTCACCTTTGTGATGTCGATAAATCCCTCGACACCCAAGCCCTTGTACATGATGTTCATGTGCTTGCAGAGGAAGTTCTCACGCTTGTTTTCGTACAGCACCGCCTTCTGACGCTTTTTCACAAGGTCCTCAAAGATGTAGGGATGTGCGTAAGCGGCAGGGTTCGCCTGATACATTGCAAGATCCTCCGTCTGCCATGCGTCGCCGGTCTTGTAGCAGTCGTCCGGTTCGTAGAGCAGGGCAAAGATACGCTCATTCAGCAGACCGTCAATTGCTTTCTTGGCAATGTCGATCTCATCAGTCATAGCGTTGTTGTCCCTGGGATACTGGGTGGATATTATGATACCCAGCTTCTCTTTGAGGACGATCTGCGAAGATCTCATTGCTTCGATGGGATAGTTGTCCATTGCTCCGCACTCGTCCGCAAGAAACATATTTGCGAGCTTGCCGTCCATTTTATCCTGTGAGTATGCAAGAGGGGTATACTCAGAGTCCCTTGCAAGGCAGCGGACTTCCTTCCGCAGCAGCTTGAAGACCTTGGGATCTGAAAGATACGGGCTGGACTTGATTATCTTGCGTATCGCAAGTTGCAGCTCACTGGAGAGCTTCAGATCAGGAGCTACGCTGAAAAAACGGCTGAATCTCGGCTCCGTGAGCATTCCGATAATAAAAATGACCGCCGATGTGAACGTCTTGAAGTTCTTTCGTGCGATCTCTAACAATCCTGTTTCATAGTATCTTAGCCGGTCTGAGCGCCGTTTTGTGCAGAACAGCGCATAGATGAACAGTACAGCGTAATCCTCCAGACCGTCGTACATGGGACAGCCGAGATCCGGATGCACCATAAGCCTCAGCAGCTTCGTGATCTTCTTCCAGCGCTTCTCGCTGACGTATGCCTCGGCGCTTTCTCCGTCCGCTATCCTCAGCCAGAGCTCCGCCTGTCGCTTAACGTAGACGCCGACATAGTGATTGTCAGGCTCGCTGCACCACTGAGCGTATCTGTAGGCTCTGCTGTCCTTTACTGTGTCAATTGCTTTCAGCTCCTTTCTGCGTCAGGGCATGAAAAAACCGCCTTGTTGGGCGGTTTAATCGACTATTTCAATGCTTTTTATATCAGATTCATAAAGGCAATATCCATCATTGCTGTTTTCATTTTTCTGAATACCGATACTGTCTTCAAAAATTTCTACAGCATCGCCGTTCTCCTCTGAATCCCAAAAATCGGAAACATAGTAGTTGTCATATTTTTTTCCGTCTGTGCATTCAATATTGACTTTTTTTCCGATATAGTCTTCAAGTTTCACTGCTATGTCCCTCCTTATTTTTTTGTTTTTGGTGTATACGGCGATAGATGTGTGCGAGTTTTTGAATAATGCGCTGTTACATACGATGTATTCTGTTTGACCTTTGTGTCATAAGCAGCGTTTTTCTTAAAATAGAATGTTTCTCTTGCATTGCCGTTTCTATCAAACTTAATTTTGCCATGGGTTGCATTCTTTTTCAGAAACTTCTGTAATTCAACCTGCGGAACGTTAAAAAAGGATTTTTCAGCCCCTTTCTTCAAAAGCTCATTATACTCGAGAGTACCTTTGTAATGGCGATTTTGCATCTCCTCATTGATATCAAGTGACACATCACCATCATCTATCATTTCTTGAAGCCGTTTTTGATTTTCTGTCTTAATTATACCACTTTTCCCGGATTTGTCAATATTTTTCCCGGATTTTCTGCCTGCTCCGCCGGAAGAACAGCCCTCATCACCAATCAGGATATGTCTTCCGCTTTTGGTGATCCATCCACGCTCTTCGATAGCTTTCAGCCGCCGTTCGTAGTCCGAGTAGTCTATGACAAGCTCCGGCTCCATACAGAGGCTCCTGTGCTCGATAATAATGTCCATCAGTCGTCCTCCTCGGAAAGCAGCTCGTCCAGAGGACTCACTGTATCTGCCTGAGCGTTGATGTTGGCGAGCTTCGCACGGCTCTGAGGGCTGAGACTCAGCTCGTTGCAGTACCGGAAAAATGCTTTTGTGTAGCTGTCCTTCATCCGCACAAGATTCGCCGACAGTCCGTTCCTGT